TTACCCGCTCCTAGAACGGAGTTAACTATGTTTACTAATAAATGATTTACCATATAAGGGTGAATATACAACCCTATTTTTGCGACTCAAAGTCTTTTGTGAAGAACTTACCTAAAATATTATCGTTAAAGAATTCATTTGGGTTTTCTAGTACCTCGTAGATAAACTGTGCTTTTGTCTCCTCGTAAGTTAATAACTTTTTTGAAGTAGCCAAAGTTAAGATTTCACGTTTAAAGTTCTCTATTGGTTCATTTTCTAACAGATTAGTCAAAACTTTATTCGAACCCCAATATGTTTTCCAATCAGATTCTTTGATTACTTGTTTGTATGATGGTTTTCTACCTTTAGTACCTTCGTATAATGCTAAATCTTTTTTAGTTAATTTAGCTTTACGAGTAAATTTAACGAATTTTTTTCCTATATAGGCTTTACCACTTGGGATGTGGGTAATTCTATATACGAAACCGAATGTTGAAGGAAGGAAATCCTCTAATGAGGTCATTGCCTCGCCTTTATATAACCAATCCATAATTTGTTTATCTAAATTAAGTAGGTTGAGTCCAAGCTGGAACGTAATAATCTGTTCCCCCTATATTAATTCTTAACCAACCATGTACAGTTTTACCTGTGTCATCAGGAACATCTGCAAATTGGGGAACTGGAGATGCTGATGCTTGATTTAATACTCCTGAAGTTCCTGAAGAACCTGAAGTTCCTGATGAACCACTTGAACCTGAAGTACCAGCAGGGCCTGAAGAGCCAGAGGTTCCTGAGCTACCTGAAGAGCCATTTATACCTGAAATACCTGAGGTACCTGAACTACCTGATGATCCTGAAGTACCTGAAGAACCTGAAGAACCCGAAGCATCTGTACCATCTGTACCTGAAGTACCAGATGAACCAGAAGAACCTGAAGTACCAGATGAACCTGAAGAGCCATTTATACCTGAGATACCTGAAGTACCTGAAGAGCCTGAAGAGCCTGAGGTACCAGAGATACCTGAAGAACCAGAACTACCCGAAGTTCCGGAAGAACCGGATGAACCTGAAGTACCATCTGTACCTACTCCTGAAGTACCTGAACTACCTGAAGAGCCGTTTATACCTGAAAAACCTGAAGTACCTGAAGAGCCTGAAGAGCCTGAAGTACCATCTGAACCTGAGGAACCTGAAGTTCCTGAAGAGCCACTAGTACCTGAACTACCTGAAGTACCTGAGGTACCTGAGCTACCTGAAGAACCGTCTGAACCTGAAGAACCTGAAGTACCTGAAGAGCCTGAAGAGCCTGATGTACCGGATGTGTTTACTTGGGCATCTTGCCACAACATAAATTCTCCAGTGTTAGCACTTCTAACTACTATATTATGAACGGAGTTTAATGGGTCTGGAGCGCTTGTAGGGTTTTCTTGGTAAATTGAACCACTAAGAGTTAAACTTCCACTAATAGATATATCATAATTAGATGCACCTGTAAATGCTTCTACCGATTGGGAAACATGCCATGCGTTAATAGTGTTACCTTGAACTATTTGATCACTACCTGTAGTGAATATTTCTTTTAGTCTATTTTGCCCTTTTGCCATGAGTATTATCTATCTATGTTTATAAATATAGTAGTATCTGTTGTTCTTGAAGTTGGGAGTGGTTGGGGAAGTTTACCTATAGCTAATAATTCTTGATTATCATTATACAACCCTACTGTAGTAACATAAGGTGAGAAAAATGAACCAGTAGCAAAGTTATAAATTTTACCATTTGTAGAACCTGAAATTATAGATGGGTTTTGACTAAAATTAAATTCATTTTCTCTAATAGTAGCTTTATATTGTGTTTCATATATAGTTAAAGAACTAGAAAATGAACAAGTAGCATTTGTAGATAATACAGCACCTGCAGATAAACCTCCTCCATAAACATCAACCCCATATTCAGATTCACCATATCCTTCTGAAATTGGTGGAATATTATCTGTTAAGAAGGTAAATGCTGCTATACCATGAGTATATAAAAGGTTACCTACTAAATCTTCATCAGCATAAAGGTTACCATTTCCATCATCTGTAATAATATGAGTTACAGAAGCACTAACACAAGTATATCTAAAAGAGTTAGGTTGGATATAATCGCCCCATAATCTAGAAGGTAAAGATACAATTGCAATTTTATTATTTGAACCTGTAGGAAAATATCTATATACATCATCAGTACTTTGAAGATAATTAAAATATCTACCTACTGAATCAGGATTGCCTACAAATACATCCCCTGCTTCATTATCACCAGGGAATAAACTTTGAGTTTGAAGTGATGAACCTACGGAAGATGTTGTAAAATTTGAATAATATAATTCTTTAATTGAATTATAAATTAACTCAGGGTCTTCTAAAACTATATCTCCCGTAGGAGTGTTAGATCCTGAAATAAAATTAGGTGATTTTATGTTTTGTCCTAAAAATCTATCAATTTGAACATCACTATCAGTAAAGTCGGATGATACAAAAGTAAAACCCTTATTAACCTCAAAGGGTTGAACTATAATATCTTGAGATAAAAATTGTTTGTATGCACCCATTCATTTTAAAAATCTAGCTTAACGCGAATTAATGCTTCTTTTGTAAAGTCTTTCTTTAAAGGTCTTGATAACTTAGCTACCGCTAATAATTCATTTGTATCATTATATAAACCTACTGTTGTCATATAAGTAGTTGGGTTATTAATAAATGAACTATATAATACTTCACCAGTTGAACCTGAAATGAATGATGGATTGGATGAATAATTATATTCTGAACTTCTTGGTCTTACAAATACAAAATCTGAGGTTATTGTTTCTTCTGAGTTTGCTGTAAAACTTGCAGCATTTGAAGATGAAATTGCTGAAAAGAATCTAGCAGGATTTTGGTCGTCACTATTTGATGCTGTTACAGGAATTAATCCAATACCACCGTCTGCTTCAACACTTCCTAAAGCTCTTGGATTTAGAATATAGGTAGCAATGTCTGGTAAGAACCATCCATATGAACCCGAAGCTACGGAATAACCCTGATTGTTAAATCCACTAAATAAAGTACCTGCAGAACCTGATACTAATTGGAATACTCTACCTGCATCGTTAAATTCAACAGATGCTACAGCATTACTATTATCAGTTAAAGAAATAACACCATCTGAACCTGAAACAAGTAATGTTGTAGATCCTGGGAATAAACCTTCTTTATATCTATTTCTATCTACTGATATAACATAAAAGTCTGAAGATGTTACACCTCCAAATACAAAATTAGCATTTTCATCTCCTAGTACTAATGATCTGTATTGGCCATATATTGTAGAAGTATATGATAAACCATCAACAGTATCATTATATAATTCACTACCACTTCCATATTGGTTACCATAAGTAACTGCAAATTCTAAAGATGAAGTTGCTTCATTTGAAAATATATTAAGGTAATAATTACCTGATGACCCATTTGCTTGAGTTGATGATGTAAAAAATGTAGTTATTGTAGGGGTTTCGCTATTAGTCCATAAACCAGCAGTGATACTATCAGCTGATACTACAAAATCGTCGGCTACTAATTGATTAAATGACATAATTTAAATATTAAGATACTTTTGTTACTGTAATTGGGACTTGAATACGGGCACCACTATCTCTACCAATTATAGTTAAAGTAGCATTTAATTGACTTTGAGAACCAAATAATGTATTTACTGTAGTTGCTCTAAGGTTAATAGTAGTACCTACTACTGTTGAAGAAACACTAGTACCTAATGTAGTAGTTGATGAAGCATTTAAATTAGCTGTTGCGGCATTGTCAATACCTACTCCTTCAAAAGTAGTTACTAACCTAACATCAGAAATAGTAGCAGTATATCCTGCAGCTTCAGATTGATTACCACCTAAATAATTTAATGTTTGAGGAGTAATTGCTAATGAGGCACCTTGTTTAATTGTAATATTAGTATAACCAACATCTAAAATAGGCATTCTAGCAGTACCACGAGGTAAAGTGGTAAGTTTATATTTCATAATTTGAGTTTCATCAGGAAATGCCTCTAATAAAGGCATATTTTCAATTGCCTGACCATAAAAAGCGGAACCTGATGGGTGAGTTGGATTATACAAAGTATAATCAATCTCATCATCTGCTAATGAAAATTGAGTAATTCTAAATGAACCATCATTTTGAGCTAATGCTTGGCGACCTTTTGTCGTTAAGATAGCATCAACTGTTACTACTGAGTTGTTTAAATATCCCATTGTTTAATACGTATTTTGTTATAAATATATGTTATTTTTAAGTTTATGCCAAATTATATTGATATAATTCTATTATCAGATAAAATTTGACGAGCTGTTTGAGGTAAATTTTTAGCTGATGTAAGATCTATACCTGCAGGGTATACTATCCCACCAATTCTATCATCAACATAAGCATTACTATTTCTTTTACCTTCTAATTGAAGTTTTGCGCGTGATTTAGCTTCTAACTTTTCTGTAAAATCAACTTGAATAGTATCTGAGGAAGAAAAAGGCGTAGCAACCATTTGTACTTGACCTTCCGAAAATTCATTATTAATAAAGTTTTGTTTAAGTAATTCTAAATTTTCATCATTATTAATAGCTTCAATTAAAGTACCATCAGGAGCAATTAGATATTCTATAATCATAGTACCTGTATAAGGGCCCCCGCCTTGGGCTATTAATCTACTATAATATGCTACATAGGTACCTACTGAGTATTGTGAATTATACCCACTACCTGTATTGAAACTTGCCACAGTATTTCTAGAACCTTCATAACGTGGTAAAGTACTACGTTTTGAATAATAATTAAAATCTTGTACTGGGGCTTTAGGTAAATTTCCATTTAATTGGGATGCTGTTATAATTGTTTGATAATTAACAGCTTGAATAGCGTTTGTATTAAAATCTAAATCCCAAAATATTTTACTTTCCCTTGGAGCTAAATCATTATTTAATACAGCATTAAAATCAGAATAAGCTAAATTAGGTATATTAATATAAGGATCTAATAAAACTTGAGACGAGTTAACTGTACCTGATAATACGTCACCTGATGCTGGGTTTTGGGAAACAATGGGATAAGAATCCTCCTCTAAGGAGATTCTAAATTTCCCATTCCCTATAGGGGTAATACTTTGTATAGTTCCAGTTTGTGTTATAGTGGGCATAATGGATTATTTTTATGGTGGTGGACCAATTGTATAATTAAGATCAAAAGTAATTTTATCTCCTGGGGATAAATTACGGATAGCTGAATCTGAATTAACTCCATTTAGATCTTCTTCATTAATATATATTTCAGTAACGTAATAATCTCTATTACTTCCAGCACCTGGGTTAGAACTAAATTCCCAAATTAATTCACCATCAGCAGGGTTTTGTGCAAGAGAGCCTGATGTTTTATAATTTATAGTTATGGTGTTTGGTTTTAATATTGGATTATTAGGATTTAAACTTTGAGTAGTTACTATTAAATCAGAACCACTAAATTCACCATCTATAAATTCAAGAGCATTATCTTGGGTAAAAGTTTCAAAACCAAATGGGGTTTGGTATGAACCTTCCCAACTTTGAGTAACGTTTACTATTTGATTTAGTGTATAGTTAACATCTTTTGCTAAATTAGGTAATGTTCCTCCTTGAGAACCTGTAGGAACTAAAATAGGAAAACTTTCATAATTATTAGAAGCTGAATAAATACGTTGACCATCTAATAATCCTGGGATTTGTTTAATACTTCCTGTATACTTGTGATCAGAATATGATGCTGATGGTTCAGGGTATTTTTGTCTTTCTAATAAATGTTGTTTTATTGTAATTCCTGATGCTAAAGAAGTTTTAGCAGGGACAAAATCTTTAATTAATTTAAATAATGAATTATCAAAAAATTTAATTAATCTAATAAAATCATTCCAATCATAATTACCAGTATATTTTAAGAAATATTCATCTCTTAAAGCATCTAAATCTGGGTAGCTGGTAGAACCTGAAATTGTTTGTCTAGGATCACCTATATATTCCCCAATATTTAAATAACCAATTGAATTAATAATATCATCATTAATTTGATTAGTTGGTGATAGGGATACTTCTAATAAATCTACGTTAGGAGTATATGAATCTGTTTCATTAAATACATCTTGTTGAATAGATTCAATATTGGATAATTGTTGAGCGCCTTCAGGTAAATTTAAAGGAATTTGCTTAATTTTATCTGTAATACGATTTTTGATACCAACTGCGGGTTGGTCCATAAACACATATTCTCTGTTAGGTGTAAACCTACCCTCTCTAATAGTAAAACTGTTACCACTACTAAATGAAGTAATTGGAGTCCAAGATCCTGTTACTTTAGGATGTATAGATTCTGAACCTGTATATAATTCTCCACCTAAAGATGCTCTAAATACTAATCCATCAGGTGCACTATTAATAGTATTACCTTCAATTGATTGAGGATTCATTACATAATCATCAAATATACTTTGGGATAATGATGGGATATAATATCTAATTTCCTGTAGAGAGCCGCTAAATTTATCAAATGTTGATATATTAGCAAAAGTTGAAGTAGTCCCAGAAATATATTCAGCTTTGGATGAGGTGAAGGAATTGAATCCTGTAAATCCAATTGATGAACCATCATTACCATTATAAATACTATTACCTGCTAATAATTTATAAGTATTAAAAGCAGGATCAGGGTCATATGCTTCTCTATTAATTTCAACTGACCACCAATTCCCATCAAAAAATGGTAGATATATACTTCCTGAGGTTCCATCTACGGATAATATTAAGTTAGCATATTCATTTTCGGAGTTTGAAATTGAACCACTATATGAACCTGAAGTAAATCCTGAACCTGTATACTGGAGATAAACTTCTACATTTGTATCTAATCGCCATAAACTTTGAGTTGGAGATGAAATAGCTGAACCTAATCCAGGGGTTTTAAATCTAAATTGTACTGTATTTGGGACAAACTCACCTGAAGGATCTGACCAGTCGTTGTTTAGACTAAACTCTGATTCTATATACCCACTTTCTAAGGTATCAAATTTATAGTTAAACTGATTGAACCAGTAATCCCAATCGTTAGTATTATCTTTATCTTTACCACCAAATTCATCAATTCTAAGTAATGTGTTTGGAATACCATAGATTGTAGCTAGTGTTCTAATACCATCAATTGTACCTTTTTTCTTATATAAGTAAGGTAAATTATTATAAATACGTTTGTATAAACGTTTATTTACATCATCTTGAGGTAAGATTTCATTTGAACCTGTTATAGAAGCATTTACATATTCAAACCCACTTGGTGTAGGTAAAGAACCTGTCATATCAGGAAATGGAAAATAACTACCTGATGGAGTAATTCCTAAAATAGAAGAATATATATTAAATGAACTAAATTGGTTTTCATATAAATTAAAACCTAAATCACGTAATTGTTGCGCGATTAAATCGCGTGAAATTCCTGAATCAATACGGTTATCATTATCCCATTTATTTGTAATATCTTTAATGTATACCCATATATTTTCGTCATAAAAATGACCTACCATATTACAGAATGCTACATATTGAGCATTTAATGAATCTTCTCTTATATATTCTGGAATAGAATAATAAATCCAATTTACATTATTAACATCATAATCTGAGCCAGAAGTAAGACTTGAAGTAATCCAAGTTTGGGCTTCTGAACTTGTTGTTGGGGTTTGTTGATAGGGTTGGGTTGAATTAGTTTTTGGATAGGTTGTTGATCCTGATGAATAGTATAGATAATATTCAAAATTATCAAATTGATCTATAGTTTCATTAATTTTATTCTGAAAAAATGAAGTTGAAGAAGATATAGATGTTACATTTGTAGTACCCCCACCTGCTAAGGATTGAGTAGTCCAAGATTCAATTTGTTTTAATTTATAAAAGAAATTATTTATCCTAGATTCTACAGAAGAAAAATTAATAAAATTACTATATTCATTATAATCTACGTTAATTTTTAAATTAGGATCATTAAAGTAACTATTTACTTGTTGAGATGATGATGTTAAATCTGTACCAGTTAAACTTAACCAATCTTGACCTTCCTGTGAGTTACTAATTTCATCTTTTATATTAAGATTAAGATTAGGACCTTGAATTTTTATAGTATTATCTACTTCTATAACTTCAGGAGTAAATGTTACGTTATAAGCTTTAGGTTCTGCTACTTCTTCAACAATGTAACAAGTTGATTTTATATCAAATTGAGGGGGTAAAGGTTCGTATAACTTAATTAAAATAGTATTACCATCTAAAGCAATATTATTTGCTATAAGAAGTTGATTTTCACCAAAATTTAAATAAAAATCAGGGAAAAATAAGTCTTCATTTCTTTCTTCTATAAAACTAGTAACACTAGGGATTATATCTTTTATAGTATTAGAAGTTAATCTAATTTCAGTACGTGTAGTTGAAATCTCTGAAATAAAGTACCTATTAGTAGGACTAGAATTACACCTATTAGATAAAAAATTATAAAAAGTATTATATACTCCTGAAGAGAACCCATTATTAATTAAATCATTTTCAGGGTTTAATACTAAATCATTATCTTCTAAACTATAATTTGTATAAGAAGTTAAAATTTCTTGACCTACAGGATATAGTAAAGTTCCATCTAATCCATATACAAAATATTCAATATAATCTGTAGATGGAATAAATGTTGAAGTAGCAGAAGAGTTGCTTATAAGATTTAAATCATTAAAGGAATAATCTTCTAAAGATAATCTTCTAGGATCAATATTTAATATATTAGCTGCCATTATGCGAATTGTTCTCTGTCGTTAGATTGATCTTCTTTGGTGAAGGTGGTTGGTGTTTGTCTACCACCACTATTTACTGGTCGGGAAGCTCCTAAAAGCCTTTCTATAGCTGCAGCCCTTTTTTGTTCTTGGGGTGGTGGAGATTGAGGTGAGGGTGGTGCAGGTATACTTATATTTGGGACTTTTTCTGTTGAATTAGCTTGAGCTAGACTTTCGTTTGCTATGCCCGAAGCAGTGGTTGTAATATCGTTTAGTTGAGCACGTAACTCAAGTAATTGTTCTCTTAAAAATGTAATTTCTTGTTGTAAAGCATCTATTTCTAAAGATTGAGGAGCAAAACCTATATATTCAGTACTAGCTTCAATTAAAGTAGTATGTGAATTTTCTCCTGCCTTTGGGATAGTAAAAAATAAAGCACTATAATCATCAAAAAATTCATTTACAGTTGGTAAATTATCTTCTAAGGTTAGGGGGGTTGGTGGTACTAATTCCGAAAAATTAGTATCAATTGTATTAATATAAGACCCACTTTGAAAATTTATTTTAATTAAATCTACCTTGCTCATCCATTAACTACTTTAAAATAATAGTTATCATCATAAATTGTTGTACTTCCACTAGCAACAACTTGAATTAAAATTTTATAATATCTTTCTGGTTCTAAACCATTCATATATATATCAAAATAACTAGAAGTATAATCAGCACTAATTTGAGTGTAATTATTATCAAAATTTACTACATATTCATCTGTGTCTAAATCTTTAATAGCATAATAAGATGAACCAGATGGTAAATAATGTTGTTTAGTATACAAAGAAGAAGTTGCCCAAACACGAGCAGGATATTTAGGTCTACAATTTAATCTAAATCTATTAACACTTTCTGAATAGAATATACCTGGGTTTTCTGCTAGTTCAATAAATGCATTAGGTTGAGATAAAACACTAATAGAGGATGTTGGATTCCATGTTGAATCATCCCATCTAATTTCTAGTTCTGGTGGGTAGATTGTATTAGTATCAACACTATAATATTGTAATACAGGTTGTAATTGTTTGTCTGTATTAAATTCAGGGCCATTAGCAAATTTTATTAAAAACCCATTATTATTCATAGAACCACTATACCATTCATGAACCACAGTAGTAGCATCTACGTTTAAATCTTTTTCTGTACGTGGACCAAAACTTTGAGTTACTTGAAAACGTGTAGTAACACTTCCTTCTGTTTTTCTTACAAACCAACTTCCCCCACCTTGTGGAGCATAATCATAATTATTATAACTACTAATTACATACGAACCAGACGTTCCAGAAATATCCCATACCCCATCTTCTCCTGATTGAGGAGATGTCCAACAAGCTCCATCTGTTGTAATAGGTTGATCTAAGTAAGTACCTGTACCTTGATTCCAAGATTTATTAATAGGCCAAACTGTTACATATGTACTTTCACTTATACCTTGAGCCGTAGCTATATATGATTTTAATCTTGAATCCCAACTTCCTGTAACTTTATTATTAATAGTATCTCTAATTTCATCTGTATCAAATGCAATTAAAGTTCTTGCTACAGAAGGTAAACTATCAATTGAAAAATTTAAATTAGACAATTGATTAATAGGATCTATCCCAGTATTCATTGAAGGAAACATTGAATATAGAGAAGTATCTTTATATGGGAATAGTTTATATACTGCCATTTTATTTTTTATTTATAAGGGTCTATAGCCCTTGCTATTAAGGTTGGATCTTGTAAACTATCTGTATACGTCCTTTGGGGTGTATAAGGTTGTGTTGTAGGAGATGTTATAATTTCTGCTCCTACTTTTGTTATGTAAGGAACATTAATTGGACCTCCTGCTGGTTGGGGGTTTTCTAGATCTAAACTAGAACCTTTAAATTGAGCTTCGGGGTTTCCTTGTTTTGCTGGGGCGATTTCTGGGTTTTCGGAAGCTAATCCTACCCCAGATGATACCCCTTTATTATATCTATCTAAGAGACTCATAATTTTATAAATTTACTATTTTACCTACTATATCACTATTAGGGAATTTTACTTCAAAAATCATTGGATCTATTGATGGGTATAATACACCATTTACAGTAGCACCTTCTGTATCATATGAATATTGAGAATAACTTCCATCTGCTTTATTAACAATTTCTAATGATTTTACTGTTTGAACTCCATTAACTTTATCTAATAATATATTTAAATCTTTAATAATAATTGGTTGATTAATTTGCCAATTAAGAATATTAAAATAATTTTGTAATTCAAGAATACACTTACGTAATACTTCTGAGTTGTTAAAATTAGGTAATGTAATAATTTCAAAGTTTATTCCTATGTTAATAACAAAAGCATCTTTTATTGCTATTGAATCACCTATAGTTCTAAATTGAGATAAATACGTAGATAAATTTTGTTTTAATGTAGTATTAGCTGAAGTAAGATTACCACTATTATTAAAGGCTAAAGTATACATATCAATATTAGCACCACTATTTGAATTAGCTTTAGCTTTTTCAGTATAAACTTTTGCTAATTTACCATATTTTGAAGGTAAGGATAAGGCTCTTACAGTATAATCATTTGGTGTTACTGCACGATATTGAGTATTAAAATTAGAAATGATATTTTGTTTCATTTCTTCTAAACTATCTCCTCCCCTACCTCCAGAAGCTGCAAATGGGTTTACTACTGCTAAAGAATCAAAAGATGATTGATATAAACCACTTGGATCTGTTGTAGCATAATTAACAAAAGTTTTGTTTATACTTTTAATTAAAGTTAAATTATTAGCAGGAACATTAGATGATACCCCACCTCCTGTTAAGTATCTTATAGTTAAATCTCCTGTAGGAGCAATACCGTAAGTATTTGTAAATATAAAGTTAGTAGGAGAATATGCAGTTGTTAATTTATCTTTTTCAAAAGGTAAACCTAAACCTACATTATCTGTATTTGGGGTAATTTCTTCATCTACATTTAAAGTTGTTCCTGCACCAAATTGAATTTGTAGTGAACCGCTGTCTAAAAATCTTGTTGCAAATCTACGTTGGGTTTGTTTTAATTGTAGCAAGTAGGGTGTTTCACCTTCATTTGAATAATTATTAGGATCATTTGGGTTAGTATTACGAATAGAATCATATACCATTTCTTCTGCTAAATAGGGTACTTCAGACCATACATTACCATCAGCATCTACTATATCTAAAATACCTACAATATTAGGAGCATTTATAGTTGTTGTAAAAAATTCTTGTGGGCTTGATCCTGCAGATATAATTACTGTATTAACTGCAGATGAAATTGATGAACGTGATTTTTTAAGTAAATATTGTGTAGGATTATTACTTCCATCTACTTCATATACTGTTGTAGATGTAGGATCAGTAGAACTAGATACTGTGAAATCAATTGGGTCCTCTGTTAAAAAACTAACTGAGGTAAATGAATTAGATCCGATTTCTGCATTTTCTCCTATTAATAAAGCATATCTATAATCAGGTTGGTATACATCTACACCTGAGGTTTTTGCTGGTACTGTTTGGTAAAAATCTAATTGGGAGGTTGCAACTCCTGTTACTTTAGGTTTATAACCCATAACATATGCTAATTCAAATAAATTATCAATATTATTAGCATATTGAATAAAAGTTTCATTTATTTGATTATCTTGATAAAATGATAAAACATCTCCAATATAAGCTGACATTTCCATAAACATCATACCTGGAGAGGCTTCACTAAAATCAGTATAAGTTGATGGAAAATAAGTTTTGGAATAATTAATTATTGCTTGTCTTAATCCAGCAAAGTCTTTATTTAAATATTTTATGTCTCTTGCTTGTGCCATTATCCAAATGTAATTTCTAATTGGTCATCTACTGACTGATTCTTTAATGAGTAATATAATTTTACTGTAATAGTTTGGCTATCAGCATTACCTATTACTTGTAAATCATTTATTGTTATTTGTGGGAAATTTCTTGTTATTGCCCCTGATACATCACTTTTAATAAAATCAAAACTTTCTTGTTCGATTTGGCTAAAAAGATATTTTCTAAATCCAAACCCAAATCTTGGATTATCATATCGACTTCCGGGTTCAGTTAATAAAAAATTAAGTAAATTGCTTTTAGTTGCTTGTTTTGAAGTATAGGTAGTATCAAATACTGCCCCATTTGAAAATGGAATACCT